TTTTCTCCCTCCCAAAGTTCCATTAATTGAATAATAGCTAATGCTCTTTTTAAGCTCAGTCCTTTTAATTCATTTCTACCCCAATATTTATCCAAGATTTTGTTATTTAGCATAATATCCTCCTATTTTCTGCAGTACCAAAATTGCCCCTTAAAACCTTTTACAACTTTAATTCCTAAGAATCCAAATCCATTAGATCCTTGATTGCACCATTGTTTTTCATAGTTATTAACTTCATCTATAGTACCGACAAAGTCATAACTTTCAAGGGAACCATCTCTTCCGCAAGCACTAAGCTGATTAATCCCGAATAGCTCTTTAAAAGCAATCGGTCTACTAGCTTTGTGCCTGAAAATTCCAAATATATTTTTTATTTTTTTCAATTTCATATCCTCCCTTAATTTTTTAATGTTTTGGATGTCCCATACCCTTAAAAATCTTTTCTAATTGCTTCATAGCTTCATTAGCTTTTGGATGATTAGATTTTTCTAAAATTTCTTTTGTTTCGTGATACCATTTTTGCCCAGCTTCAATTACTGCATAATGGCTATAATCGATTCCTAATAGATTTAATTGAACTTTCCCATCTAGTTCTACTAGAGCAAATATAATTTTTGCTTCCTGATTTTTAAAATATAGATCTCCCATAATTACTCTCCTATTAATTTACATACCCTAGACTTTTTACATTTCCATTAACAATTTCTACAAATTGAGTACCTTGCTTTTTACATATTTGATAGATTTCTTTGTAGTGTATTTCATTTTCCATAGAACTTGTTATTACTCTTGTAAACATATCTTCTAGTTGTCTTATTATCATCAATATCCCGAAGTCAATTTTATCTCTTGAATTAGCCTTTATTCCTACAAGTGAATTTACTAACTTACTATAAGTCATATATAATTTTTCTGAATGTTCACTTCCTTGCTTTTTTGCATATTCTATTAATACTTGAATAGCATCAGTTTCTTCTCTTCTTACTAACTTTCCTTGTTGTCTTGTTAATAGCCATTCACTCTTAGCTTTATCTAGAATTGCTTGTTCCAATACTTCTATGTAATGAATAATTGCTCTTCTTACATATTTACTTTCTCTTAACAGTACCTGCTTAGCTTGGTTAAGAGTTAGGATGAACATAGGTAATTTTCTCCCTGTTGTATCTTTATATTCACTGACCGAAATTTTTCCGTCAGTGATTTCTAATGAAAATTCATCTCTTATTATGTCTAATAAATCATAATGCTCTAACTTAACTGCCTTTCCTCTTTTCTTTTGAGCTTCTGTCAAAGTATTATTTTTTAACTTTTCCTTATACTCTTCTTTTCTAAAAAGATTTATTTGTTCTAGTAATTCTAAACTTGTTATTTGATTTTTTAGCCTTAGTTCTGCCATTAAACCTCCTTAATCCCTAAAAATTTCAGCATTTTCTTTTTAGTTTCTCCCCCATTTCTGTTGCCTCTTATAATGTCAGAGCAATAAGCTGGTTTAATCCCCAGCATCCTAGCTAGTTCAACTTGAGTCATACCTTTTTCTCTTAAGACCTTTTTAACTTCCATTTCAAAATCTAGTCTTGTCATATTTACCTCCTCATCAATAAAATTTTAATTTTTTTAATTTTTTATTCTTTTTATGCAATTTATTAGGTAAAAAAAATTAAATTAATATCTTCATTTAAGAGATTTAGATAATTTTTTATAGACATAATCTCACTAACAGTAAAATCAGATCCTTTTTTCCTATTTATTTTGTTTGATAGTCCTGCCACAGAAAGATTAATCTTGCTCGCTAATTCAACATAAGATACCCCTTTTTCTCGTAATATGCCCTTTAATTTATTATAAGCCAATATTTTCACCCCCTTTTTTTTGATAAAAAATAAATTTTTTAAATTTTTTACTCTTTTAAAGATAAAAATAGTTTAGCATATCTTTTTAATCTCGTCAATATTTTTTTATTAAAATTTAAAAAATTTTATTTTATTTGCATTTTAAGAGTAAAAGTGATATACTTCTTCTATAATATAATAGGAGGTAATATTATGTCTAAAGGTAAGGATGAGTCTAATGAAATAAATTATGCATTGCTACTAGAAAATTTTTTCTCAAATCCAAGTTTTTTTGGAGGTATAGTAAGGTATTGGAGAGAAGAAAAAGGGTGGAGTCGTAAGAAGTTAGCTGATGAAGTTAACATGCATCCAAGCAATATCCAAAGATATGAAGAAGGTAAAATAGCAAATATTCCTTTTTCTGTGGTTGCCTTATTTGCAAAGGCATTTAATGTAAGTATAGAATCTTTTTTAGGCAAAGAAGTGACAGATAAAGTTTCTTATATATTTTTTGAAAATTTTATAAAAGAAAATGACAGAAAAAATGAAAAAATAGGGGATTTAAAAGTGATAGAAAACATATTTAAAAAGTTAGGTGTTTCCTATTCACCAGATTTTGACACAAACCTTGGTAAAATTCAGAAGGGAGACTTAAATCCAGAATTCAATCTTATGTATGGAGCTTTTTGGTTGAAGGTAGATTTAGAGACATTAGTATTTATAATTTTATTGCTTGCACCTAATAAAGATCCATTTGCTGGGAAATTAATCACCTATGAAGAAGCAAATGATTATCTCGGAAATATGGTTGAAAAAAGAGGAGATGAATATACTAATTATCTAAGAAATCAACCTAATAATTTTTGGTTTTTAGTAGGCTCATTTAAACATCCTTCATATAATAATAACTCAACATCAAGAAAAAGATTTTTAATAGAGCTAAAAACTTTTTTAAAATTTGTGAAAAATGCAAGATTAACTCAACAAGAATGTAATGAAATGGCAGATGGGATAAAAATGGCATACTCACTTTTGAATCAATTTCCAAAAATAATGAATTTAGATGATAATGAAGAAGAAAATTATGAATAGATATAATGCAGATTACAGAGATATTAGAGATCAAGTTCTTAAATTGGTAGAAACCGTCTATATTGAAAAATAAAAAAGCCATAATTAAAGTGTATGAATATCCTAAAGGTGAAGTAAATCAGGTTACTGATATAGAATTAATAGAAAAATAATTAGGAGGTTTTTAAATGGTAAATGTTAGCTATTTTTATGATGAAATCAATTTAAAAAATTATCAAGTTGATTTCAAACAGTCTTTAACAAGAGCTTTTTTAGATTCAGTTAAGCAAAAACAAGAATTGGTGTTAGCTGTACATAGTTTGGATGATTTAACTGGACCTTATTTAACAGACTTGTTTACAGAAGATGCTATGAAGAAATTAAAGAAAGAAAAGGTAGTCCTAGTAAGTTACAATGGACAATATATCAAATTAAAAGTCATTACTGAAAAAGTATCTGTTTCAGGGAATCAGTTAAATATACTGGCTTGTTTTATCTCTGGAAATTTTTTAATAAAACTAGCTAAACAGTATAGTTTAAGTCATATAAATTGGATTCCATGGACACCCGAAGATATTCAAGTAGCTTCTAAGGATATAAAATTAATTAAAAAATAACAAAAAAAGCCTCTCAGTTGTTGGCAGCAACTAAAAGGCTTGAAGAGTGTGTCCTCTTTTTTGTTCACCTATACAAATTATAACACACTCTTGCTTTTTATGCAATTTGAAAGGAGTGTGATTTTTTTATGGCTGGAAGAAAAGCAAATGGAGAAGGAACTATTTCTACTGTTACTAGAAATGGTAAACCTTACTATAAAGCTAACATCACTGTTGGTTGGGATAGTAACGGTAAACAGATTAGAAAAAGTTTTGGTAGTTATAAAAAGTCTGTGGTACTTGATAAAATGAATACTGCTAAATACCAAGCTAAAACTAATTCTTTATCTAATTCTGACATAAAGTTTGGAAAGTTATTTGAACACTGGATCAACAATTTCAAAAAAATAGAAGTATCTTCTAACACATTTACTGTTTATGAAACTACATATAATTTAAGATTAAAAGATTATTCTATTGCTAATAAGAGGGCTAATCAAATAACATTAAAGGACTTACAACAATATTTCAATGAGCTACAAGAAAAGTTCTCCCCTACTACTATAAGAAGAACTTATGTACATATCCACTCATGCATAAAATTTGCGATTATTGAAGGGATAATGATGAAAGATTATTGCCTAGCTGTAACATTACAAAAAATTGAAAAAAGAAAAAAGATTAATGTTTTTTCTAAAGAAGAACAAGATTTAATTTTAAAAACTTTAGATAAAAGAA